TTGCCGCTGGCACGCACAACAAATTGCACGTCATAAACGCAGGCGGCACAACTTCTGACATAACGCCGAATACGTTTACAATAGGCCGCGTCAATGCAACAATTAACACCGCTTACGGCTCTGGCGTCTACGGAAACGAAACTTACGGCACACCGCGAGCTGATGCCGAAACGGTTTTGCCAGCTACGACTTGGAGCTTGGAAAATTGGGGCGAATACTTGTTAGCCATGCATTCAGATGACGGCAAGCTGTATGAGTGGCAGTTAAACACGTCTACAGACGCCGCACTGCTGTCAAACGCGCCGACAAACTGCAACGCTATGATGGTAACTGAAGAGCGATTTGTTGTCTGTTTTGGCGCTGGCGGCGATCCGCGTAAGGTGCAATGGAGCGATCAAGAAAACAACAATCTGTGGACGGCGGCAGCAACTAATCAAGCTGGTGATTTGCGCATTCAAACAAACGGGATTATTCTAGCTGGTCTGCGCACTCGCGGCCAAGCGCTTATAATTACAACTGAAGATGCGCACGCGATGACCTACCAAGGTCCACCCTTTGTTTACGGCATTGAGCGCGTTGGCACGTCGTGCGGCATGGTCGGCGCGAAGGCAGCGGCAACCGTTGATGCGGGCGTGTTTTGGATGGGCCATAGATCTTTTCATATGTACACGGGCGGCAACGTGCAGACGATACCTTGTGAAGTTGGCGATTACGTTTTCTCTGACATTAACAAAGACCAAATCACAAAGGTTAACGCTGTTGTAAACTCTGAGTGGTCAGAAATCACTTGGTTTTATCCAAGCGCTAACTCAATGGAAAATGACCGTTACGTCAGTTTTGATTATGCTGAAAATATATGGACAACTGGCACGTTAGATAGGGTTAGCGGCCTCGATAAAGGCACGTTTAGATATCCAATGTATTTTGACGCTTCTGGCATTCTTTATGAGCATGAGGTTGGAACGTCTTACTCTGGCGTTACACCACACGCCGAAACAGGGCCAATCAGCATTGGCAACGGCGACAATGTGATGAACGTCGTGGAGCTGTTGCCCGACGAAAAAACGCAAGGCAGCGTCACAGCCAAGTTCAAAACACGACTTTACCCAAATGCGAGCGAAACAACGCACGGTCCGTTTACAATGACCAATCCTACAAGCGTCCGTTTCCAAGGTAGGCAAGTCAGAATGCGCGTAGAGGGCGCTGGCTCTGATTGGCGTGTCGGCATAATGCGGCTTGATGCTCGAACAGGTGGGCGCAGATGAGTACGCTCGGTCCACCTCCAATAACAGATAATTTTCGCATCTGGGCGCAGGGTTTTACCAAATGGGTGCAACGCTCTTTACCCGTGATGGTAACACGGCGCGGCTATGACACGCCAAGCGAGGATGGCGTATTGCTGTGGGATAGATCAGCGCTTTATCCAATCGTAAGCAGAAGCAACTCATTCCGCGAGGTTGTTGTTAAAAACACAGCACCAGCTAGCAGCGTTGGCGTAGCTGGGGATAAGGCTGGCTTGGTGAGCTGGGATGCCAGCTATATCTACGTCTGCACGGCGTCTCATGACGGTTCTGCGCATATCTGGAAGCGCGCGACACTCTCAAGCGGAGCGTTTTAATGGATCAGCTCACACGATGCAGAGGCTTGATAGAAAACGCGCTAAAACACAGCGGCAATACGCATGATTTCATTGACGTAGCTGAAGGTGTTTACAAGGGGTTAATGCAGCTCTGGCCGCTTAAAAACAGCGTTATCGTTACAGAAATAATAAGCCACCCACAAAAGAAGGTTCTGCACATCTTTCTCGGCGCTGGCGACCTAAACGAAATTTTAAGTATTCATCGTGACGTGCTAGAATTTGCGAGATTGCAGGGCTGCACGGCTATTAGCATGAACGGGCGTAAAGGCTGGGAAAGAGCCTTGAAGAAATACAACATTGACGTTTTGCACGTCGCATTTTGGAAGGACATCTAATGTCAAAAGGTGGCAGCAGTACATCAAAAGTTGAGTATCCTGATTGGATTGTAGACCCAGCAAAGCGCAACATTCAGCGCGGCGAGGATTTAGCACGGCTTGGCGATATCCCATATATGGGGCCAGATGTAGCAGCACTCACCCCAAGGCAGCAGGCGTCGATGCAAAACACTGACGGCGCGTTAAGTGCATTTGGCATGAATACGTCTGGGCCAGTAAATGCAGGCATGCCTCAAGCACAAGACTTTAACGGCATGTCAGCTTACAGCAGCTATCCAATGTACCAGCAAAGCGTTGACTCATTTCGCGAAGCTCGCCCCGGCCAAGCTGCGTATCGTGACGGCTTTTTTATTGACCCAGTGACAGGTCAAATGCAACCGCCGCCAGATCAAGAAAATCTTCAAATTGACGCCAGATATGATGGTTCAGCATCAGGTGCCGAAACCCCAGTAGACCCGGCAATCATTGCAGCAAATCAGCGCGAGCAACGTCGCAACGATTTTTACACTGACTCGCTGTTTGCGCAGAACGTAGCGCGTTCGCAACAAGGCGCGGCAGGGCAAAACGATGGCTACGGTTATGTTTTCGACGACTACACGGGTGCAGATTTAATTTCAGAACAAAACCCAAATTTTGGAATGTATGGTGACGCTTATTCGTCCCTGACAATTCCAGCCTATGACCCGCCCGGCAATGTCATAAGCAGAGCCACGGGGACAACATCAAGTGACGCCCAAGCTGGTGATGGCGCTTGCGTCGTCGCAACGCATGCTGTTGCAAATAATGCCTTCACTCCAAAAACAAAACGCCGCGCTGTGGTGTGGTGCGTGAAGGCACTGCATGGCAAATGGTGGGGCGAGGCAATCAGGCGCGGCTATCAAACGCTCGGCAAGCGGAAAATTGAGCAAGGCAAGGCGCACGAACATTACACAGAATTTAGAAACTATATTGACTTTGCAACTGGCGAAAAGCGCACTTTGATCGGCGGCATAAAGTTTGCAGCTCGAACGGCTCAGTTTTTCGCGGTCGGCATATTCTTAGGAGGTCGCTGAAATGGGTGGTGCATCAAACCAAGGCGCAATTCCAGCACAGCAGCCGCGCTTCACAAATGCGGAGGCGCGTCTGCCAGCACAGCAGCCTCAACGTCAATTCGGTGCTGATGGCTTTGACACAACGGGCCAAGGAGTGCAGGCCATACGGCCATATCCCGGCATGAACGACCAGCCGCAAATGTCTCTAGGCGACCCAATGTCATCAACGTATCAGGACAGCTTAGGTCCGGCCAGCACGGACGGCCAAGGTGGACTTGCGCCGGGGTATTCTGAGCAGGCGCGTCAGATGATGATGGCAGGCGATCAGCAGGGCGCGATGGAGCTTTTACGGCGTGGAACTGGCATGCCAGCGATAGGTCAGCCGCGCTTCACAAATGCGGAGGCGCGTCTGCCAGCACAGCAGCCTCAACAGCAATTTCAACAAGGCCAAAACGTATTTGACCAAAGCGCGCAAGCATACACAAACGCGCTAAACACAGCCCAGCAAGGTACAAACTTTCAAGCGCCTCAAGGCCAAGCCGCGCAAATGCGAGCCGCACAAATGCAAAGCACGGGATACAATCCGCGTGAAATCGCTGGCGTAAATGCAATAACTGCTGATCAAGTTGCTGGTCAAAATTACCAAGCAGCATTGGCCAATTCACAAGGCTATGACGCAGCGCAAGCTGCTGCTCAAGGCTATGATGCTGAACGTGCGGCTGGCGTCAGAGACATACGCGAGCTGGATGTGACGGCTGGTCAGGTTGGTGGCACAGATTTGTCACGATACCAAAACCAGTATGATACTGGCGTCATTGATCTAGCTATGGGCGACATAGAGCGAAATCGCCAAATCCAGCAAACAAATGACGCAGCAGCAGCCACGGCAGCTAACGCATTCGGCGGCTCAAGGCAGGGCATTGCAGAAGCCGAAACTAATCGAGCGTTTGCAGAGCAAGCAGCCAAGACAGCCACTGGATTGCGTCAGCAGGGCTTTACCAATGCGCAAGCTCTTGCCCAAGCTGACATTGATCGTAGAATGCAGGCTGGCATGGCTAACCAAGGCGCAAATCTGCAAGCCCAAACTAACACGGCAGCCAACAGCCTTCAGCAGCAATTAGCAAATATGACGGCTGGCAATCAAGCCTCACAATTCGGTGCGCAAGCTCAAAACACTGCAGCTTTACAAAATGCCAATATGACCAATCAGGCCAGCCAATTCGGCGCTGGCGCTGCAAATACTGCAAGCCTTGCAAACCAAGCTGCACAGAACAATCAGCGGCGCTACGGAGCTGACAGCACGATGCAGGCAAACTTAGCCAATCAAAACGCAAACTTGCAGGCGGCCACTACTTCAGCGGCCAATTCTCTGCAAAGCCAATTGGCAAACCAGCGCGCCGTCAACAATGCCTCTCAATTCGGAGCAAGCGCCGCTAACACCGCCGCCGCAAATAATCAGGGCGCGCTAAACAATGCCAGCAGCTTAAACATGGGCGCTCAAAACGCCATGACAAACGCTAACATGGGCAACCAGATGCAGGCAGAAAGCATGAGGATGGGCGCAGGCGCACAGCTTGGCGGGTTAGGTCAGCAGGGCTTCAACATGGGCCGCACTTTGCAGCAAGATCAAGCCAACCAAGGGCTGCTGCAACAGGGCATGAACCAGAGCTTAATCGACGCGGCAAAAGGCCAATTTGGCAACTTCGTTAACGCGCCTTTCAATTCACTTCAATATCCAATGGCAGCAATTACGGGAAGCCCGCAGCCAAGCACAACAACGCAAACGCGAAACCCCGGATTGTTTAATTATCTGACCCTACCGTTCATGGCTGGAGCGAGATAAGCGGAATGGTTGATTGGGCAACAGCACAGCGCGGAATATTTGCTGGCGAAAGCGGCGGCAATTACAGCGCACTGTATAACTACCAGAATAGACCTGGCGGTTTGTTTGAAAATACTGACGTGACCAAAATGACGATTGGCCAGCTAAAAGATTTTACAAATCCTAGTGGCGAATACGCACGGTACGTTAAAAAAACCAATCCAGAGGGCGTACTTTCAACGCCGCTTGGCGCTTACCAAGTTGTTGGCCGCACGCTCAAAGATGCGGTCAAAGCCCTTAATATTTCAGATGACCAAGTTTTTAACCAAGCAACGCAAGATAAGATTGGCCGCTGGATTTTCGACACGCAAGGAACAGGCGCTTGGGAAGGCTACAAGGCTCAAACAGCGCCCCTAGCCGCCCCCGGCATGTTCAACCAATCGCGCCAAAGAAGGAATGCACCAATGCAACAAAACTTAGGCGGCGGCTTACTCGCAAACCTCGGCTTACAAAAAATGCAACCGGGCGCAGCGGGCGAAACAGGCCAGAAGTTTTATGAGCGTGACAGCTTTAAAGACCTAAGTGGAAATATCGCAAACTGGCTTAACTCGCAGACGATGAATCCAGACCCAAATCTGTCAAAAGCAATTGCAGATATTCGCAATCAGCGCACGGAGAAAAAACGCCGTAATAAGACTGTTGAGTATTTAAGAAGAGCTGGCATGGATGATATTGCTGACATGGTTGACGCTGGAGATATTGACGGGCGTGACGCTATGTCGGCAATTTTAAAACAAAGATTTGGCAGCACTGATGACACAACGCGATCAACTCAAAAGTTTTTGAACGGCACTGTCTACACTGTGACAGATAACGGCGTTAAAGTTTATAATCCGTCAGGAAAATTAGTGACGGGACAAGAAGCTGAAAAAGTCTTAAAGGAAGCTAATGAGTTTGAACTAGATAATAGAGCAGTTGGCGAAGGGTTGTCTGAATCGGCGAAACTTCAACAAAAATATGTTGACCAAGCATTTGATAAAGCTGGAAAGCTGTCAGCAAGTATTTCAAATATTAACCAAGCAATTACTGCTATTGATAATAATGCAAAATCAGGCATAATTGAAGGCTTCTTACCCGACATTACAAGTCAAAGCGCGCAGCTCACAAGCGCGCTGCGCCGCATGGGCTTGGATGTAGTTTCGTCAGTAACATTCGGTGCGCTTTCAGAGAAAGAGCTAAGTATTGCAATGGCGACGGCATATCCATCCACCGCCAAGCCAGACGAGCTACGCAAATTTTTGGTAGATCGTAAAATTGTTTTAGGAAAATTACGCGAATACACAGAAGAAGCAGCAATGTTTTTGCAAAACCCAAACAACACGCGCAGTGATTGGATGCAGATAGTCAGGGAAAGAAGAGACACTTCAGCAGCAAGCGCGGGCGGCAATCCTTACATGGATATGACGGAAGATGAGTTAAACGAAGTTTACGCAAATTATAACAGTCTAAACAGCGCACAGCGAACGCAATTTGTGGCGGCGTTAGAAGCCAAGCGGAGTCAATAATATGGCTACTGTAGAGGAAATGCTAGCGGGCATTAAAGAACAGCAGGCTCAAACGTCCAATAGCGTAGTTAAGTGGTCTGACCAAGAAAACAACAACCTATTGTCTATAGAGGAAATGCTGAACGAAATTAACAACCCTAAAGAGTTAGAAACTGACGAGCGTGGCATTCTTGAGCGCGCGGGCGATTGGTTTAAGGGCAATCAAAAAGAGGCCAACATACCGCTGGCATACAATGCTGGGCTTGGCCTGCCGAAAGGCAAGGCAACTGCAATGCTGGCATTGCTTACGACAACTAACGACCCTGCCCGCTTAGAAAATGGTATTAAAAACATTATTCCGAACGCTGAAGCGCAAACCGACAGTTTTGGCAATTTGGTCATTGCCTCGCCAGTTTACCGTGACGGCAAAGCCACAGAGCAATTTACGCGCTTTTACCCAAATCCAAAAGGTTTGGACGTAACCAACTTGATGCAAATATCGGGCGCGCTTGGCTTGGCAAAAGGGCTGACCAAGGGTTACGGCCTGCTTTCACAAGCGCCAACTGGGTATAAAGCAGCGGCAGCAATAGGCGCAACTGAAGCTGGCCTAGTTGAGCTTGGCAGTTCGCAAATGGCTGACGATGACTTTAAATTTAGCGATTTAGTTTACGGTGCTGGCGGCGGCGCTGCTGGTCAAGCGGTTGCGCAGCTAGGCACACGCATGCTTGGTCAACTTGCTAAATTGTTTAAATCAAATCCTAAATCTGTGCTGGATGAATACGGCAACATCAAGCCAGAAATCGCGGAGCAAATGCGCAAGGCTGGATTAGACCCAGAACAAGCGCGTGAAGAAATGGCGGCGGCAATGAGCCAGCAAGTTCGCCAAGGCGTTGACGTTGACGAGGCTGCACGCATTGCTGAGGCAGGCACACTGCCCGTACCAGTGCCACTAACAAAGGGTCAAGTTACTGGCGACAAGGGCCAACAATTGTTTGAGGATAGTGTGCGCAGTGGCGCTTACGGAGAGTCATCCGCTGGCATGCTTAATGATCGAGCGGCATCAGCGCAGCAAGCAATTCAACAAAATGTTGACGCAATCCAACAGCGGGTTGCAGGCGACAGCCCAGTTATAAGCAGAGAGCAAGGCTTT